GACATCAGCGGTAGCGAGCCAGTCAACAATGTGGGCAAGCCTGGCGACTATGCCATTGACTTGACCAACACCGACAATCCTCTGTTCTACAAGATTGCTGGACCCAGCAGCTACAGCTTGTATGGAGCTTGGGCACAAGTGGGAACCAGCGATTGGCAACTGGGATGGCCAGCAGTTACTGGTACAACCACAGCAAACATCAGTGCTATCACTGGCAATGTGTTCAGTATTAACGGAAGCAATGTTACTGTGGGCGCAAACCTCACAGCCACAGTGGCCAATGTTAATTTGGTTAATTCTTCCAACATCAAAGCAGCAGCTACCAGCAATGGACAGCTGAGCGTATACTGCAATTCCAACGTGGGCAATGTGACATTCCTCAACGTCACAGGAACGCCACTCACCACACTGGGTATCAGTGCCAACGTGGCTTACAATTGCCCATCATTTGTTGACAGCAAGCACACTCAGGCTCCTGCAGGTGGAACTTGGTCAACCACTGGCAGCAACCCCAGACCCACTGGATCTGTTTGGTTTAAGACCACCAGTCCCAACAATGGTGCCAGTTTTGTGGTAAAGCGTTACAGCAGCACCAGCGAAACCTGGACTGAATTGGTGACGCCAGTTTATACCGACGATGCAGCAGCAATCTACGCACTGGATCCAATCAGTGGCGGATTGGCTATTGCTTCGGGCAAGACATACATTCAAAGCGATGTGGACGCCAATAACACTGCCACATTCAAGCTGTTTAATCGCAGAGCTGGAGTGACCAGCGTAACTGGCGGAAATGTTGCTCCAACATTTGTGGTATCCGAACAATTTACTGTACGCTACACAGTGGCTGGTAATGCTGCAATTCAGGGCCCAACCACAGTGACTATCAGTGGCGGCACCAATGCTGCTGCATTCGTGAGTTCTCTAAACAACGCAAACATTCCCAACGTGAGTGCTGGAATTGAAACCAGCGGTGCAATCACTGTTACTCACGCACTGGGTGGTGTGTTGGAACTCAAAGATACTAGCGGCACACCATTGGCTGATGCTGGCATCACAACCATCTCTACTGGTGCTCGTGCCAGCGACGTTAACAGCGGCGCTATTTGGGTAAGTAACTGGAGAATGCCTGCTTACACAGTGGATGACAACGAACCCAGTGCTGATCCTGCAGATGGCACCTACTGGTATTACAATGAACCCACTGAGTATGACATCCTGATCAATGATGGTTCAGGCTGGAGAGGTTACCTGAATGGCGGAAGCGATTCTCGTGGTTTCAACCTGGCCAACACTGACCCCAACGGACCAATTGTGAGTGCAAGTGAACCCACCACACAGAACAGCGGAGCTAGTCTGGTGAGTGGTGACCTGTGGATCAACACCGACAACTTTGAAGATTTCCCCAAAATCTATCGTTACAACGCAGCGTTGGCAACTTGGATATTGATCGACAACACCGATAGCACCAGCAGCGATGGTATTATTTTTGCTGATGCAAGATGGGGCGTTGATGGTAGCGAAGACGTTATCACAGACGATCTGCCAACCATCCAGGACCTATTGAGCTACGATTACACCGATCCTGACTGCCCCAGCTATGCTGAATATCCACGTGGTATCCTGCTGTTCAATACTCGCAGAAGCGGTATGAACGTCAAGCAGTTTGTGGTGAATGCATTTGCTGATTATGACAATCCACCCAGCTATCTAAATGCCTGGGTAAGTGCCAGCGGCAACAACGAGTACGGTGTGGCTTATCTGGGTCGTCGTGCTCAACGTGCATTGGTTGCAGCCAAGATGTCTGCTGCGGTGACCAGCAGTGTGGAAGCTGTGGAAGAAACTCGCAACTTCAACCTGATGTGCGCACCTGGATATCCAGAACTCACCAGCACACTGACTCAGCTCAATGTAAACCGCAAAGAAACTGCATTCATTATTGTGGACAGTCCACTGAGACTGGAAGCTGACAGCAACAGCCTGGATGCTTGGAGCCGCAACCTGAACCTGGCTGTGGACAACAACGAACAGGGCTTTGTGAGCTACTATGAATACATGGCTGGTTACTACCCAGCTGGATTTACTCGTGACCTGGACGGCAACTACTGTGTGGTTCCCTCAAGTCACATGGTATTGCGCAGCATTATCCGCAGTGACCAGAAGAGTTACCCATGGTTTGCTCCAGCAGGTATTCGCAGAGGCACAGTGGACAACGCAACTGCTATTGGATACATTGACCCTGCAACTGGCTTGTTCCAGAGCATTGGTGTAAATAACAGTTTGCGTGATGTTCTGTACAACGGAAAAGTGAACCCAATCAGTGTGCTGAGCGACAGTGGTATCACAATCTACGGTCAGAAGACTCGTAGTGCCACAACCAGTGCATTGGATCGTGTAAACGTATCCAGATTGGTTGTTTACTTGCGTCGTCAGCTGGATCTGATTGCTCGTCAATACATTTTTGAACCCAACGATGAAATTACTCGTAAGGAAATCGTGGATTGTACGATTATGCTGTTGTGTGCGATACTAGTAACAACACACCTGACAGAGTTGACCGCAATGAACTTTGGGTAGATGTAGCGATTGAACCAGTAAAAGCTGTGGAATTCATCTACATTCCAGTGCGTATCAAGAACACTGGTGATATCCAAGCTGGTCTATAACAACTAACTAACAGATGAAAACGGGCAAGTTAATCTTGCCCGTTTTCTTTTGTCCATGTCCATTTGGCATGACCGCAGTCCCAAATTCGATCCCATCCTTGCTCTTGTCTGTTTTTCCATTCAGTTAAACTGGTATTGTCATTTACATTTTTTCTCAATGAATATCTGTGCTTTCGAGTTGTGTAATTTTTGTCAGTATACCAATAGCCGGGTTTGCTGTTTGAAACAAATTTAAACCCCAAATGTCGATAACTCTCACCAGTAAACCATCTCAAGTCAGCATAGCTTATAACTTCGCCTGGGTTGTAATTTTTAACAAAGTATGAAAACAATTTACTTGCTGCGCCAATTACTAAAGTGTCAATAGAACCAGCCATTCTTTGAATTTCCCAAGTTTGTGTATTTCGTCTGCTAATGTTATTTTTAGTAAAAGTCATCACATAAACTAGATGATCGTTATAATACAACCCTAAATGTAGTTGAGCCGCAGCAGCACCATGTATGTGATTTTGATTCAAAAAAACAGCTGACTTTTTACTTTCTATTACAGAAATTTGACATTGACGTGCGAAAATTTTATTCTGAATGTTTTTGTTAATCTTGTTTTTAATCATTGATTTGATTAAAGGTGCGTTTGCGGCCCATTCGTCATCGAAAATAGTTAATAATTGAATATTTTGATTGCGACAATTCTGCCATTTTTCTTGATGATAAAATTGACCTTTGTTGCCAGACAGTTCACTGTGCCAATATATTCCACTGTATTCAATGGCTAAATTATGATCTGGCAAAAATATGTCTAACTCTCTGGGAGTTATAATGTCTCTGCATCTAGTCACTATATTATTAACACCAATTTCATTTAAAAAATCAACAATTTCTGTTTCTGCTTTGCTCGTTGGGCCTTGTAGTTTGGGAAAACATACTGGACATAATTTTTCCTGAAATTTGTTAGGTTGTAGTAACTGCAAAGATCGACTAAAATGAGTATTACAACTATTGCATTCTAAGAATAATGTGGTTTTGTCTCTGTTGGATATAATGATATTTTGATCTTTGGCTATCTCTCGATATTTGTCTAAAGTTTGTTGTTGTTTAATTGCTCCTGCAATCAGCAACGATTTGCTAATTTGCTGTTTGGTTTCTTCTTTGAGTTTTGCGCCAGCCCTATTCCCAGATCCACCAGCCTTTCGTGTTGCTTGAGCTTTTTTAACTCTCTCTGAAACAATTTCTGGATTTTGTTTGGCAAATTCAATCATTCTTTTGCTATGTAACTGTCGATTTTCTTCCGACACAGAATGAATGGGTCTTGTTAGCTCGCCTGATCGATATTTTTCTTCACGTAGTTGAAACGATTGTTTGAGTTTCGTGCGATGCTCATCTGATAACTTAACTCCCTTTCGATGTTGATTTTTTGATTTAATAAACTCAGCCCAATCAAAATCTTGTGCAGTATTTGCTCCATACAGTTCCTGATATTTCTTTACAGACATTTTATGCTTTTGTAAATGTTTCCAATCGATTATTTGATCAAATGTTTCTCCACACACTGCGCAAGAAATAGGCATGTTGTTATCTCCTTCACAAACTATTTATACACAGCGACAAAAATACGCAATAAACTGTCACTGAAAAAGTCACACTCAAAATTCAGAGTTCTGAGCTGATTTTGGGGCTAAATGGCATAAATATTTTTAGAGCAAATGTAAACATTTGTTAGGAGATTTTAAAAATGGCAATCGCAAGTTTGACAAAATTTACTGTCCCGCTTGGTGGAGATACAGCAGCGCAAGGCTTGCTGATGCCCAAGCTGAAGTATCGTTTTCGCATCATATTTTTGAACTTTGGTGTAAGTGGATCCACAACTGAATTAACCAAGCAGGTGGTGGATTTTGCTCGTCCTCAGATCACGTTTGATGAACAGATTATTGAAATCTACAACAGCAGAATCAAGTATGCTGGCAAGCCTGCCTGGGGCGACACCACAGTTAATCTGCGTGATGATGCAACTGGTCAGGTGAGTAAACTGGTTGGTGAGCAGATTCAGAAGCAGTTTGATTTCATGGAACAGAGCAGCGCCCGTAGTGGCATTGATTACAAGTTCCAGATGAATTGTGAACTGCTGGACGGTGGCAACGGCGCCAATGCTGCCACTGTGTTGGAAAGTTGGGAACTGTATGGCTGCTATGTTAAAGACGTAAACTATGGTGACCTAAACTACGGCGAAAGTTCTCCAGCACAGATTGCGCTGAGTATTGCATTTGATAACGCTGTGCAGAAACCCGACGGTAGTGGTATTGGTGCTGCTGTCAACAGAACATTGGGTAGCGTAATCACA